GAAGGACATAAAAAGAAGGATAACCGAGAAGTTGCCTCAGTTACCCTCCTTGCATGACCAACTGCATGACCAATGCCATTTTGCCTTGCAGTTGACACATCTGTCGTGCGGAAGATGGGTTTTCTTCCTAAGTCCATATAGTACCACGTAGTACCGTGGAGTCCTGATTTTAGCGGATTCCACGGTATTCTTATTCCACGTAGTATCGTATAGTACCACATAGTCTGCGTGACTATTTGCATGACCAATAAGGAAGAGGCCACCGGCAAGCCATACAGCAAGTCGATGACCTCCATGCAATGGGAGAGGATGATCCCGGCTATCACGGTCTTGCGGCTTGGTTTTCACAATCTCTTCCTATACTATATCCGCTGTGTATCCTGCCTGTGCCAGGGACTTCAGCATGATCTTCGCATCCTTCTCCGGCATCTCCGCCGACCGGACAAAGAACGCTCCGTCCTTCTGCACGACTGTGCTGTCACCCTTCTTGGCAAGCTCTTTCGCTTTCAGCCTATGCCTGAAAGGACCATACTCAACAGATACTTTCTTCACTTCCTTCTTCGCAGCTGCCATAGTCTGTGCCTCCGTGATTTACATCAGTGTCTTGAATCCTTCGCTCCAGGTCAGCGGCCCCACTTCACTATCAGGATCTAGCGAGTGTTCCGTTTGAAAAGCCATGGTCGCTCCCCTTGTAACATACCCAAACTCACCGTCCGCCGGACATCCCACGATTGTCTGCCAGACCTTGACCGCAGATCCCGTGCTCCCGTACTTGATTATGGGCAGTGTTGTTTCAACCGCATACCGCTTCTGCTGTGGATGTGCCACCTGACCACCGCCCGTGTACCGCAAGACCGTTGCCCATCTGGAACGTGAGTACGGCGTGACGGCAATCTCGCTCCCCTGGTCGCCCGGTGCGGAAGATCCGTACGACTGACCTCGTGCGTGGACAATCTGGCGGTTGCCTGCGTAGAGAGCGGTGTGCCCCTGAGTGCCGGACAGGTGGTACAGCAAGATGTCACCCTTCTGCATTCCGTTGCAATTAGTGAGATTGACGGAGGCCGTGACATCCGTGAAACCATGCTTCAGCAGTTCGGAGCGCATGTTCCCGGTGTAGGTGGCCTGCCCGATGTTGATGCCTGCTTGCTTGTAGGCGGACAGCACCAGACTGGAGCAGTCATAATCTGGGTTTCCCCATCTGCTTGCTTGGCTGTAGCCGTGCCGCTGGTCGTTGGCTATCTGGATTGCCCATTGAAGGGCAGATTCTGGGACGGTCATGGCTTGTCCTCTTCGGGATCATCCCAGTATTTGTCAGCCATACGGTCGATTTCCAGATGCTCTCCGTTGCCATCCTTATAATACTGAGCGGAGGAGATGCCCAGAAGCGCACCGAGCAGAGTGCAGATCACAGCGGTCGTTTTTGCCACCTCGTCCGCATAAGGAAATCCCCAGATTGCCGCCAGACCGACATAAGCGGTGGCCAGTGCCGGAAGGACGATCATGGTGACCCACTTTAAGATATCGTACACTTTGGAATTAATCTGCATAGAATACCTCCGTCAAAGTTTGTGTGCTTTGAAAAGCCTGTCGTACTCATCCTGGATATACTTCGCAGCAGCCTTGGTTCTGCCGTTTGCGAATTTCGGATGCTCCGAGCAGAACAGGTCGTAAGTCTGGATGTCATCAAGCTGTTGCTGGAAGTACTCCTGTGAGTGCTTCACACCGTTGTACAACTCATCACTGAATCTGAGGATGTGTGTCCGTGCGAGGACGGCATCTCTCTCATCCAGTGACTTCTCTATCTTCTCCACTCTGTCAGACAGAGTTTTGATTGCAGAGAGGAAATCATCCTTTTTGCCGACCTTCTGGTCGTGCCGACTGATGAGGAACTGGACGAAGGTTAAGATACCCCCACCTGCGAGTAATGATAATAATGTAGTAATGTCCATCGGATTATGCCCTCTCTCAGGGCAGACGCACGGCCTGCCCCAACTAGATTAAATTGCCCTTTAAGTCAGTTATGAAAATGTCGGATTGATATCATTATCGGCCGATTGAAACACTGTACTGCTGTTTGCTTTTGTCACTGCTGTTCCACCTGCGATGATGACGTTTCCTTTAATAACAACATTCGTGCTTTGTCTTACATCACCAACACGTATCCCATTGCTATCATTCTCCGTTAATTTTATTGTGTTATCACTGACAAGAACATTATTCATGTTATTGATTCTCAGTCCACACCCCGTAAAACCAGAAACTTCGCTATTGGTAATTCTAATATTTTGATGTTTTGCTCCGTCATTTGCATGAACTCCAATAGCATTGTAGCCATACGCATAGTTACCACTACCGATAGAAAAACGACAGTTATCAATATATATACCATCATTCACGGTCCCGTCATAAAAAGCGGAGCTTGCATTATCGAGCCATGGGAACGGGGCTCTTGCGCACGGATCAATGTTAATATATTCCATAACGCTAGTGGTAAGATATTCCATTCCGATAAAACTGCAATTCCTGATAATGTAATTATTGCAAGCGCATATCTCAAGGAAGTGGTCATTGTGCGAGTTTTGGAAAGTAACATTTTCAAACAGCACATTCTTTGCATGGCCAAAAGATGTTGCCCCGCCAACAAGGGTGCCATTCCTGATTACAATATTTCCATTTCCGTTGTATTCTGTCACAGTAGAATTTCCCAAGAAATTAAAGAACATATGTTTGTTGGTACATTCAATGGTACACCCGTTCAAGTCTAATACTGTATTTCCGACAAGCCTTACAACATCATTAGTAACGTAATGCTTCCCGGGAGCAAACAAAACAAAACCACCATTATTTACCGCAGATTGTATTGCGGTTGTGTCATTTGTGGTTCCATCTCCTTTTGCTCCAAACTGTTCAGGCGTTACATAATTGCGAATTTCTAGCTTCGCACCATCATACTTATATAGTTCTTGCATATGTTACACCTCCTCAAAAGCAATAGTTATTTCTGTTGGATCGGTTGGATATGTTGAGCCATCGGAATCATACTTTGTATTAAAGAACACAGCGTTGTTTTCGTCTTTATCAAATGTTACTTCTGTTGTGCCCTGTGTCCAACCTTTCGAGGTAATCCTCGTAACATTGCCATTGCTAACATGCATAACCTGCGTATAAATATATTGTGTATTGGGAGTTATTGATATTGTAACCTTGTTCGCATCCTTTGGTATTGGAATTGGGTAGTAGGGAGTCATATCAGCATCTGTTCCCCATACCCTATACGGTAATAATCCTTTAGGAGCTGTAACTCCTCGTCTTGTATCCCAAGACGCCCTAAATGTGTACCTTACTTTTGTCTCATTGATCCAATAATCTATGGTTCCGGATCTTACACTAAAATCACCATTGGCCATTGACCAATGCCAAATATTATAATAATCAACCACCCCATCAATAACAAATGAAGTCGTTAATCCACTATATGATACAAACACCGTGCTTGCGCCTTCTACAAGAGAACCGGATAAGCTATAGCTTGCTGACGCAATTACCGTCCCTATACTTTCTTCGGTTTCATAATACTTCACAGTCAAATACTGCTTCAACGAATCCAGAGTATCGTCCGTATAAATCACATTCAGACCGGGATTGAATTTAGCCGTAATCTTCGGATATGAGTCAGCATACAATGCGGATTCAAGCGCATTATAATACGTCTGCCCATGCTCATCTGTCCATGCTACATGCTGAAAACAATTCAAAAGAGCGGTTTTTGCATCATCTGATAGTCCCGGCTCAATCTTACTTATATCTTCCTTTAACGCAGTTATATCCTGCGTGTTTGTGGCAGCCGTTGCTCTCCCCTGTTCATCCACAATCTCATAGGTATCACTACCTATCACAACATGGTGCATTGTCTTACTTGCCATCACTGCCCTCCAATCGTTACACCAATCGTAACTGTTCCATCTCCTGATGCTGTCACCGTTGCAGACACATCAGCAATCTTCTCATCTACAATGTCCTCGATGTCTTCTGTTACTGCTTCGACCATCGCATCGTACCAACTCTGATACGGATCAGGAATCTCCGTGTCTCCCGTGATGCTCTCAGCGACTCTGGTCTTATAGATGACCGTCTTCGCAAGTGCATCCCCGACCGTCCATCGTATCTCCGCCTTGCCGTAACCGACATACGCAGTATCGATATCCGTGACCGTCCAGGTCAGCGTGTTCCCGTCCTGCACAGCATCCACCTGATAAGGCAAGCCGTCCTGCGACCGCTGATGCAGAAGTGCCGCTGTGCCATCGCCGAAGTTCTCGACCATCCACGACAAGTCAAACACCACCTGCCGTGCTTCTCTCTCGCCCTGTCTGCCGATGTCAAGAAGGTAGGCAGACTCATTCGCAGTTACAACCTCAGTAATCATGTCTGCCCTCCTCTTGCAATGCTCAGTGTAACTGTGCCGTCACCCGTGGCAGTAAGGTCACCGCCCATCTCCTCCATATCCGTTTCCGTCAGAATCCGCTTGCTGACTCCGGGAGCGAATGCAACGTACACCTTCTGATCTTCGTCCGTGCTGTCCGTGGTCACCGCCAACTCTCCGGCAACCATCTTGTCCTCGTCATAATTTGCGAGAAGTCCTCGCCTCATTTGGATAGCCATTTATTATCTGCCCTCCAATTCTTCCAGCCGTGCCTCAAGAGCATCGACCTTCGCCGACAGTTCCTGAATTGCTTTTGAGAGATATGGGACAACTCCGAGGAGCCGAATCTGTTTGATTGCGGAGCCGTCACCCTGATCGACATCGTAGGTGGAACCTGGAATCACCTCTTCAAGTTCCTGGGCGATATATCCGTTTGCAACTTCCTTACCGCTGCGCTTCCACGAAAATGCTCGATGCTCAATACGGTTGATGGCATCCAGAGCATTAACAGTGCTGTCATGTATATCCTTCTTCAGCTTGATGTCGGAGCCGTTGAAGTCAACACCATATGTCATGCCATTCTTGACACTAACGTTCAGGTATGGAGTCGTAACAACTCCACTGCCACGTTCTTCTACACCCATCGTCAATATCAAATCATTTGTATTTGATGAATCTGTCGCTATGAGTGTGCCGTACTGATTCGTGAAGTTACCGGTCGCCGCAACGTTGCCCTGACTGTCGGCCATAAACGGAAAACTGCTTCCGCCTACTCTTTCGCCTATCACTATCTCAGTAGGCGTGATATATGACCGTCTGGTGAATCCACTGCCATCTGCCCCTTCAACAATAAAGCTGGGATCTGGAGTTTCTGTTTCTCCCGCGTAACTGTCATGGATATAAGTCGTGCCATCTGGAGTAATACGAATATATCTTCCTGACGTACCATCTCCAATGATCAAACCATCCTTCGACAGGAAGAAGCCAGTGTTCGTCGTGTCATTGATGCCGAGCTTTCCGTAGTAGACACCTCTATCGTCGATGATGCCGAGCGTCACATCGTTCTCGTCCTTGATGTAAACTGTCCCAACGCCCTTATCACTTCCGCCTACTGTCAGCGTGCCCGTCTCGATAAAATCTGCGTTCACCTTGACCGCATACACTTCCTGAAGCACCGCTCTTCCGTCAGCAGAAAATGCAGATACCCAGTGCTGACCGTAATCGTTCGACACCGAGAAATTGCCTGCAGAAAATCTCCATCGGATATCTGATGTTTCCAGAGTGCTGTTGTTACCGAACAGGTAAATCTTTCCGGAGGATGTTATGGTTGAATAATCGTACAGTCCCATAGTATTGGACAATGCTCCCATGATCCCGCTCATTGCCGCTTCCGCAGATGATACAGACTTCTCGAACGTCCTCTGCATCATCGCCTGCGTTTTTTGCGCTCCCGAATACCGAGCCTTCAGATTCTGCATGGTAGATGCCGCATCGCAGCTCACCTGCGTTGACGCGCTAACCGTATACGTTACATGACTCAGGAAGCATGAATACGTGTTCCCGGTATTGTCGGCGATAAGCGCCACATCACCAGCCTCCATCGAAGGATTCTCAACACAGGATGCTGACAGCGGTCTGAACCGCATTCCGACAAGGCAATCATACAGATACTGACAGACCGTGTTCGCGAGAGCCGTAGTCTCGATAAGCGGATTCCCTGATATCTGGATGACGTATCCTGCTTCTCCGAGCGTCTTCGTATAGGTCTTCGTATCATCCGTGGCATTGATGTTGTCGGATGGGTCAAGGACTACGGAAACGCCGGTGATCAGTACGTCATCCGTATCGATAGTCATATCATACGGAGCGCCAATAACATGCACCGCTTCACGATCACCAAAAGCCCCACCGTCAACAGCATCACCATCCGTCCACGGATTGAACGTGCCTCCGTCCAGGACCGCACCATCTGAATAAGGCGTGGTAGTAGTATCGAAAGAACCGCCGTCGTACTGATTGGCGGTCATCTGTGACAGATTGTACCAGTCAAACTTCAGACAGTAGTTGCCCGGGCTTGGCACGTACACGATATGCGCGAAGCAGCACATAATCTGCGCGGCATAACTGATTACATCATGCCAGGTCATTGTGTCAGTCTGCTCTGGCAGTTCGTAAATCCTATAAGACGACGCGATGTCCGGAAGAGTACCGTATAGCGTGATCTCCGCAGCGTTACATGCGCTGTTAATCAGGCTGGCAAGTGTTATACTGTTGAACGACATGCTAAAATCAATATCGAACTTAGTCATATCGTCATATGCCACAAGGTCAACATTCACCCCGTTGTAGGTGTACTCATCGACATAATATCTGCCGATGTTCACCTTCTCCATCGTTCCGTCAGACAGTTCTCCGCCGAGCCATGCAACGATGGTCGCGCCACGGAAGTCGTACTTCGACAAAGCAGTATCAGAGTTGTCCAGAGATACAGACAGCTTGCCGGTTACGGCAGCACCCACCGTAAACTCACCGTCAACCGTGGTGCTGGAGTCCCTGATAAGGCCATTCAGCAGGACGCGGGACTCGTTGTACTCCAACAGAGTCCCGTCAGACAGTGTGATGTCCAGCCAGACCTTGGAGATCTTGGATATGCCTTTTCTGAATTCGCTGTTAAAATCGAGCATGTCATACCTCGATGATGTTGAATGCTACGTCGCATCTCCGATAACCTTCTACATAGGATTTAACCATCGATGTTCGGTCGCCCACATAGAATGTCCGCGTTTCATTGCGATTGTTCAGATTATCGAAATATGTAACCTCAAACTTCTCCGGATTAACCGCCTTCAGGATCTCTGAAGTAGCGTCAAAATCAACGCCGCTCCACTTCAATTCCAACTTACGTTTCCGAGTAACAAGATTAACGTGCATCAGGCCGTCCATTGTGCGTCCGGCATTACTGGCAGACACACTCTGGAGTCCCCACTGCAGTTCTGACGGATCGGGGATGAACACACCGTCAACCTTCAGAATCGTTCTTTTAACATCTGCTCCGTTATCGGTCATTCAATCACCCCCCGACCGTCACTACAGTACCGTAGCGGTTGTTGGCGATCTTCTCGCCCTTACGAGCGGCCCTATAGATTACCTCAGAATCCAGTTTGATAGTGATATCGTTCATCGGGTTCTGATTCTGCGTACCCATTGCTGCCAAGGTCGCTCTGTAGACGCCATCTGCAATGCTACTGACTATCTGCTCGTTATTGACAACAGCCGTAGAGCCGTTCAGCGTTCCGACCATCTCCGGCCCAGCCTCCCGTGCGATGAACATTTCACCACTCGACGGCATACCACCCGCCGCATACCTGGTAATGTCGCGCCATCTGCCATTCTGGAAGACACCGCCATCAGCCTTACCGGGACTCGTCACCTTCTGGATCCATGCGGTCAGCGGATTATTGTTGAAGTAACCCTGCAGTTTATTCCATGCACCGACAAACAGGTTCCACAGACTGCCGCTGGAACTGCCAAGCGTTACGTTTGCTGTCAGGCTTTCACCGTGCATAGCATTTTTCCAGAAACGCTCCGCAGAACTCCACCATTTGTCACCTTCGTCCACGATGCCGCCGGTACGGAATTTCTCAGCGTAGTTGCGTCTGGTCTGTTCGTACCACCAGTTGTATGCCTGCTGCTTCCAATTACCAGATTCGTTCTTAACCCCTTCTGTCCTGAACGGCGAGAACGGTTCCGCAATGACTATCTGCCACGGATTTTCTGTCTGCTCGTGCCACTTAGTCGGCTCCGGGAACAGGTCTACCGTAAAGGTTCCTGCTGACTTTCCAGAAGTCTCCTGATTCCACTGCGTCTGCAAATTGTTGAACTGCTGTTCAATATTGTTCAGCGCAAGCTCCGCAGGGATCTTTACAGTGAGTGGACTGCTCTTTGAAGTAGACTTCTTCTTGGAACTTCCCCCTGCAGTATCATAATTAACGCCTTCTAATGGATTAAGCGTGTAATACGAATCATAATCCCCGGCTGTCGCACCTTCTCCGACGAACTCCTCCATCGTCTTTTTGGCTTCTTCTGAAGTCCTGACTTCGGAGATCTTCTTAATAATCAATGCCGCAGCAACAATCAGCGTAAGTGTCAGGAGTGGGCCTGCCATTGAGAACAGCGTAGGTAATGCAGTCGCAAGACCAGTACCAATCATCCTGGACATAACTGCCTTTGTAATCTGCTTAAATAGCAATTTCCCAATCGAAAACGCAAGCAGTAACGACAGCACTCCAATATGGTTCACAATCCACTTGCCCAGAGCAATTGCAGCTCCGCCCCAGCCGCCGTAGACCTTGCCAACCTTCTCATCAATGCCCTTCCAGATGCTGCCGATGAGTCGTCCCCAATGGATCGATTCGATTGCTTTCATCGCAGTATCAAGCAGGTTTGCACCGAAGTATGCGATATTGAACAGCACATTTCCGATGTCCTCACCGAGGTTGTCCCAGGTCTTCTGCGGTACACTCTTAATGCCATTTGTAATGCCGTCCTTAATATCGCCCCAGTGTTCGCCGAAGCCTTCCAGAGCGCCGTTGATGCCGTTTAGGATTCTCCTCGCAAGTCCGGCAGCGCCCTTAAACAGGTCACTCCATTCGATATCCGTGATAGCACCTGCGACCGAATCTCCAATCTTGTGGCCGATGTCATAAAAGTCGCTGATAGAAAACTCTGCGTTAAAGCCGTTAATCGCCTCGATTACGGCATTCGGAAATGCCGCAAGCGCATCCCTGACCATGCCCCATTCAATGCCATTGAGTGCACGTTTCAGCGCCGCTCCGATGCCTCTTCCGATATCTCTCCAGTCTACCGTGGAGAAGAACGTGACATATCCGAGTATCGCCGTGTTCAGTGCGTTGTAGATGGTATATGCAATACCATCCCACATGGCCTTGCCGCCGGAATTGCTATACCCAAACATACCGTTCAGGAGCGTTCCGAAGGACGATGCAAGCCGCTTGGTGGTAGGCTGGATCTTCGTTGCCCACGGCACATTTAACAGAGCGCCGCCTATCTTCTCTCCGATGGTATTTCCGATGCCGGTGAAGTCTGCATTCGCCCACGCCTCTTTTAACCTGTCAACGAAGGTCCTAACCGGCTGAGAGAGCGGCATCTCCACGAAGGACAGCGCACCCTGCTTCGCGTAATATCCGGTAGCATCCTTACCATTAGACGCAGGAGATGTAGTTTTCGTCGCATCGTCCAGGCGGTTGATTTCGTCAAAGCCAAGCAGAGTCCGCTTCAGTTCCTTGACCGCATCATTCGCACCGACCGCCTCATGACCAAGGCCACTGATGTTGTCAGAGTAATTCGCAGCACTCTTCACAGCCTTACGCCATGAAGTTGCGCCCGTCAGATTAGCAACCACCTGATTAAAGGTGTTAAGCATCTCGACAAACTTGTCGATTGCTGTATCAATCGCCGGCGCAAGTGCATCCAGTATCGGAGACACCGCAGCGCCCACACTGTTCTTCAGATATAGGAACGATGTTGCAAGGCTGTCCATTGTCGGTTTGAATGTGTTTCCGACAGCGGATGCCCACAGGTAAAGATTATTGACACCTTCCCGGACCGCCTGCGTAACCGCCCTGATCGCCGCACGAATCGCCCTTGTGAATGCGACTCTGCCAATTCTGGAAAGCAGACCGGAAAAACTGCTGCCGATGCTCTTGACGATACCCGCAACGCCCTTCAGCGGAGTAAACATCATACTGAATGGAACCTTAGCAAGTCTCATCCCCCAATGGTAAGCAGTAGCGAACGTACTACCAACAGACTTTGCAAGGTCGCCGACTCTGAACAGTCCACCAGATGCTTTCGCCGCACTGCCTGCCGCTCCTCCGAATCCTGCTCTCATACCAGAACGCAGATTCGCAAACGCATTTCCAAGTCGCTCGATTCTTGACAGTACACTGTCCGGGACTGCTTTTGACAGTTCCTGTGCAAAATTCGCCACATCCTGCGCAAGTCCCTTCAGATTCCTGCCAAGGTCCCCATCCTTCGACAACTTAGCAAGTGCACTCAAGCCCCTAGAAAATCTGGATATGGAATCAAATGCCTTTGTATTGACCCCATTAAGTCCCATGCTCATGTTCTGGATGACTTTGGATACATTCTTCGAATACGCATCCATTCCAGCGGAGAACATGCCTCCCATGCCCTTCTTGTTGAATGCTGAAAGAGCACCAGGAAGCGCCTGGAGTGAACCAATGATGGACTGCAACCCATCACTCATCGCCTTCAAACCGTTGCCATTTGCAGCAACTCCAGACGCCGCATCCCCGAATTTTGTCAGGGCATCCGTTGCTGCAGTTATAGCCTGAACTCCTGCGCTGCTTCCGAACCCCTGAAATACATTCAGCAGACTTGCGGTTGACGTTGCAACAGCATTAAAGTTCTTCGATACAGTGTTCAGTCTTGCGGAGGCGTTCGCCAGGTCCTTCAGATTGGATGCTACGGTTGAAAGTTTTCCCATGCCACTAACATTCGCAGCATTAGAAAGCCGTCTGACAGCTTGTGCGACTTCATCGATCTTGCTGGCAGAGTTGTGGTCATCAACCTTTATGGATATAGTTAATTCTTCAACCTTGGTGTTCGCCATGTTTACCGCCTTCCTCTGAACTCTTGTTCAGATTCTGGTTTTTGCGATGAAGCTTTTCGCGGAACTGCCGAGCCATCATCTTCGTCCGTTCAGCAGCATACTTCTGCTGAAGCTGTTTCGTGATAGCGATCGGCTTTTCCTCATACGCCGACGGCTTCGGAGCCTTCTTCCCGTAAAATGCCCATCCCGGACGCTGCGCTTCCATCGCCTTATAAACGTACAACCCCTGCAGCCATAGCATAGAGTTGTCGTATTCCTGCTTGTATTCGTAAGCCTTTCGATAATCGCGCACCAGTTCACAGTCCATTCGCCAATACTCGTCATAGGACATGCCTAAATGGATGTAATACGGCCACTGTTCACGAAAGATGCGCTTTACCGAAAATGACCATGTGTCTTCGGACGGTGACTGGCTTACTGGTTCACCGTCCAGGTCGTTTTTCCCGCTTCGTCCGGTTCATCCAGAAGGGCTTCCAAAGGTTCTGCATACATGTCCTGAAGCGCACCGATCAGACCCTTCTTGTCGGGCAGGCTGTTCCAGATCTCATCCATCAGACTGTCGATAGACGCAGCCTTCTTATGATGCGCAATGAACGCGCCACGGAACAGGAGCATGGAAGATGTGAGCGGCTTATCTCCGATATTCTGAACATCAGCCAGCGTCAGACCGTTCTGCTCCAGAAGCGTAACCGTCTCGCGCGTGAACTCAAGCGTATACGCAGTCTTCTTGTACGTGAAAGTAATAGTTTTTGCCATGAGGCCCTCCTTTTAGCAGGCGAGGCTGTGCACACTCAACGTATGTACACAGCCTCTTAAATATGGGTATTATGGATAGAGGATGATCAGATCATGATTCCTGCATCATCAACAAAACCGGTGGTCGGGGTCACGGTATATGTGACCGGGCGAGCCGCATCGGTTCCTGCGCCTGTCAGACGGACACGGATCTTGCCCTTAAAGGAAACGGCGAGGAAGGTGGAAACATCTGCCTGTCCGGTCGCCTTGGTGATCGTCAGCGGTCCGCCAACTGCACCAGTGATCGTATCCGGTTCAAGCCTTGACGCGTCACCTTCAACAGGATGACCGCCAAACGCGATAACAAAATCGCATTCCTTACCGGCAAGTGCGGTAACAGCAGTATAGTCTTCATCGTTCAGCCAGCCGTTGAACTCAACGGATCCGCCAACATCCGGAAGAGCGTCGATGTATTTGTGACTGGCATCACTCAGAGTCGTGACATCCTGAGAATCAACAGTGGATCCGATATCCGGGTACTCGCTGATATCGACAAGTTTTGTATAAGCAGTGGAAGATCCAGTGCCGGACCCAAGCAGTAAGAAGGTTCCAGCGGTGAGAGTAGCAGCCATGTGCGTTACCTCCGTGAGTAGAAATTGCCATTCTGGTCTACAAGGACTTCATATCGTCCGAGCAGACGAATGATCGATTGGTTTCGGTTAGATACAGAGCTGTTGCGGTTATCAGTTAAGTCGGTATAATTCATCGAACTGCGTCTGAAGCCTTGCACGGCCAGTACAGCATCGATGTCCGACAGGATAGATTTAGCCTCCGCTCGTTTGCCGGAGGGAGAGTTGGTGTAAACCTCGACGTCTACAGTTACTGCGGCATATATCTCAGTACGGGATGAAACGTGGTATCTGGTCGGTACATAGTTGTCAACAAACTCCACATACACGGCAGGAAAGGACGGCGGTGCGGTCGCTGATTCCGTAGTGACATAAATGGCACTTGAATGAGCCATCGCTGCATCATAGATGAGTTTGAAGATTTTACTTTCAACATCTATCATTTGTTCGCCCTTGCTAGAATGTTCTCAATTCCCTTCGGAAGAGTATCCTCTAGGATTTTCCGTGTGTTGTACATGGTGTTGTACGACTTATTACCGTATGAGATTTGCCCGTTGCCGAGAGGCCATCCGCCCTTGTACTTCGCAAGTTTGTCAGAATCCGTCAGATACTGTTCATGTTCAATCGACCACGAACCTGCTCCATACGGATCATCGGGATTCGTTCTGGGATACACAATACCAGTACCGTACTCCAGGAAGAGCAATGCCTCTCCAGAAGCAACGATGCTCCAAGTATCGCCCTGTCTTGTGGAAATCACATCCACAGGGCCTTCCTGCTTATCACCGGTGACATCGCCACCATTCGCATACTCAAGCTGCGCACCCTTCGCTCTGTCCTCACAAGTGTTCGTGACAAAGTTTGGAATGTCATTCTCAACTGCGTTTTGGAGCTTGCCGAGCCGTCTGAGCAGGCTTGTTGCACCCTTCATTGCCGTATCTCCCTAAGTGCTACCAGTGTGTACGTGGCAGTTTCGGCGATGCGGACCGCCCGGAAGTTCGGGTCATCTGTGGTCGGGTCTTTCCGATACCAGATAGCGGCGTTTTCATCGAACGGACACGGCTTCTCGTCCATGTGGACTACATAGTCATAGTCTATGTAGTTGCCAAATTCACGGGGAGTTGCCGCTCCCGTGGGCAGTGAGAACGTGCCTCTGGCCTTCTGCGGTTCCGCATACTCGCCTGTGTACTCACCAGTGGGATTCCCGTTGCTGTCGAGAATCATCGTCCTGCCTGTGTACTGCGAGTACCAAAAGTCCCGTTTATCCCGTTCAAGTAGTCTCATCGGCTACCACCCCCGGTACATGTGCATACGGTACGATCCGCCTCAGCAGTACATCATCGGACTCATACACCCTTGTCACACCGTTATCTGACATCGAGGACTGCCCTTCTGCACCGTCACGCTTCCAGTATTCGTTCCGTGCGAGGCGGACCTGGATGGTTTCGTACCTCTGAGGAACGTAGTAGTCCTGCGTGTCGGCTGCATACGGGTAGCACCTGCGAAGCACCTCATCTCCGGCTATCTGCAAATAGACAAGGAGGGCATCGTCCGTCAGATTCGTATCGCCTATCAAGGCTTTAAGCATTGTGAGCTTTTCACTGTCTGTCATGGTTGATGCCCTCCTGTGGGTTGCTTAGTGGGTTGCTTACGAAATCGTCAGCTTGTAGATCTGGGTCGCATCCGTCAGAGCAGCGATGTAGTACTTCCGAGCGAAGATGTCGTTCAGGCGAGTGTTCGCAGCGCCGGTCGCTCCGCCTGCTCTTGCAGCAATCTCAGTCTGAACACCAGTCTTGTTGAAGACGGTGATAGCCTTGTTCGTGCCGACATAGATCGTGTTAGCGGTCCCGTCCTGTTTAAAGTAGATGGTGACGCCGGCCACCTCGCCTATGTATCCGGGATTCCATGCATGTTCCGGCACATATTCAAGCTGATCCTTGCAAGCCTTACGGATCTTGCCGATTTCAGCCTTGCCTGCGATTGCCCATACGGTCGGGACAAATCTCTTCTGTGCATCGAGTGCAGTTTCGCCTGCTCCGTCCTTGATCGTCAGGGCAGATACTGCATCGACCATTGCATCAAAAGTGAACGGAACAGCAGTGCCGTTTCCGAGCGTGGCATTCGCCATCTCAGCATAGATGTCAGCATTTACCTTGTTGAACAGAGCGATGCCCATGTGCTGAATGCCAGCCTGGACAGCGACCGGATCACGCATCATCGCCTCGTCAGAGTACTGGAACCAGTCCTGGATGCACTTGATCACATACTCTGCGCCGGTCAGGCCGACAGCGATGGAAGCCGTGTTACCGACACCTTCTGCGACATCAACCGCAGTGCCAGACGGTGTGTACTTGTAGATGGTCCTGCGATCACCGGCAACACCCTGAAGGGAGTTGTCAACGGTGCAGAAGCCGTTCAGATCCAGATGGGACAGATAAGTATCTTCGATTTCGTTGGAGATGAATCCCTGATTCAGGGTATCTACTCCGGTAAGAGAAGTAGTCTTAGACGGTGTAAAAGGCATAGTCTATTTCCTCCGTAGTTATTTCTGATAGA